AGATCGATAAGATCAGCAAGGGATCAGAGTCCTACAAGGACGATCGCTTTTGGTCGCCAGAACGAGACAAGAGTGGAAACGGATATGCTGTGATTCGTTTCCTTCCCCCAGCCGAAGGCGAGGATCTTCCGTGGGCACGCATGTTCAGCCACGGGTTCCAAGGAAAGGGTGGATGGTTCATTGAGAACTGCCCAACCACCTTGGGTCTTCCTTGCCCAGTTTGTGAGGGAAACAATGAGTTGTGGAACAGTGGTGTGGAGTCGGACAAGGAGATCGCTCGTCAGCGAAAGCGAAAGTTGAGTTACATCTCCAACATCTATGTCGTTTCCGATCCTGCGAACAAGCAGAACGAAGGAAAGGTCTTCCTCTACAAGTATGGAAAGAAGATCTTTGACAAGATCAGTGAGAAGATGAAGCCTCAGTTTGAGGACGAGTCGCCCATGAATCCCTTTGATTTTTGGGAGGGTGCTAACTTCAAGTTGAAGATTCGCACGGTTCAGGGATACGTCAACTATGACAAGTCCGAGTTCGATTCTTCCGAGGCGTTCCTCGGTGGAAACGACAAGGAACTTGAGAGTATTTGGAACATGCAGTATTCGCTGCGTGAGTTCACCAATCCGAGTCAGTTCAAGAGTTACGAGGATCTTACTTCGAAGTTGAAGCAGGTTCTGAGTGGTTCATCCGCAGGGAAGTCTTCTGTTGCAGAGGAGAGTGAATCCTCCTTTGAGAAGGCATTCCCATCGAAGCCCAAGAAGGAAACCTTCGATTCCGACGAGGATGATGATGCCATGAGTTACTTTGAGAAACTCGTCGATGACGAATGATTGAAGTATTTGTAATGTGTGGAAGACACCCCTCTCGCGAGGGGTGTTTTTCATATGTGGTGTCTGAATCTCATCTTTGTGTAATATTGGTCTGTAGTGCTCATGGGTCTCACTATAGGACCAGAACTGGAGTTGTTATTCGAAACACTAGTATTTTGTGTCTGCATTATGACAGCATTTCCAGCTCCACCACCTTGGAAAGTTTCCGCGAGTATGTTCTTGGTTTCCTGAAGAATATCCCTGATTTCGGACAAAACTCTTCCACTCGAACTCTGCACGATATTGGTATTTCTTGGAGTGGTATTTTCCAACGGTGTAATAGCTGTAACCTCACCTGAAACCCCACTCTTATAAGGCCCCAAACTTCCAGGAGTCTCAACAGCACTAACCCCATTTGATCCCCTCATCGCGTTCGCCATATTCACAGCAGCTGATATTTGACTTCTCTCTTGTTCATTGTGCAAACCTTCCAATGAAATTTCTTTCCCACTTATTCTCGCTTTCACTGGAATATTAGCTCTCATTTGAACAGATTCTATTTCATTTGGAGAAACTGTATAACCTCCTCTACCTAAAATCTCTGAAGCATATTCAACAGCTTTTCTGTGTGATTCTAATAATTCATTTCTCTTTCCCATCATTTCTTGCATTCTTGGAGACATCTCTCTACCATTGACAGAACTCCCAGATCTAGTAACTTCACCAGTTGAAATCTGTCTAGACATCGTTGCTTGATTTCTCGCGGAAGTGTTTCTTTCGGATCTGCTAATCAACGAAGCAACTCTTATTACTCTGGTAAATTCTTCATCTGTCATCGAAGAAACAGAGTCTCTAACCTTTGTCAAGGATAGTGCTAGATGTACTAAGGAATCTGCTAGATCGTAAAGTGGATCTGCTATATTCCCAAGTCCTGCGAACAATTGTGTAAACTTGTTCGTTTCTGTGTTCGTTTTCTCCATTTCGGCGTTGAACATCTTCAACACTTCCGAGAAATTGAATAGTTCTGGTGATATCGACATTATTTCGTGGAATATGTCGGTAAACAGATATGGATCTACAAACTCTAAATTCAGCATGGAATACAAGAAATAATCCATAGAATCGGCAATATCCCAAAGGACATTTGCGTCAAATCCTTTCATATTCGCGAACGCTTTAGATAGAGGAATCAGTGATTCACCCAGTTCTTTCAAACCACCCGATATCGAGGATATTAGGAAAGTCAGGTAAGTTCCACCAAAAAATCCTATTTCAGATATGAAATTCAATAAACTGTCTAGACCGTAGATGAATGAATCTACATCTGACTTATTGAGTCCCTTGATGTAAGACATTGATTCTGCTATGCCTCTAATCGATTTTCCTAGTAGATACAAAGCAACAGAACCAAATAATATGGGGATGAAATTGTATCCCGCAAAAATAGCACTTCTCAATAGAGAGTTCAATCCATAGACAAAAGATTGAACTGAACCGGCATCTAATTTGAGTTCGCCCAACATATTAGCAAACTGTCGTAGGCGTCGTCCCAAGAACGCGATTGCGTCCACCCCCGTATACATCGAAATTGGGTTTTTGCCAGCAAATACAGCGGCAAGAACAAGAGTCTTCACTGCGTTCGAGAATGAATCGATTATTTTATTGTCTATTCCATAGAGATATTGGAGTGCTAATGATATTGACTTTATCGGTCTTCCTAGGATAGAAAGAATCCTAGACCCCGCTACAGCTTCTTTCTCATACTTCGCAACGAAAACAGCCGCCAAAGAAATTGTTCTTATAGCGAAAGATAAAGCCATTATCATTTTTGCGTCTACATTGGACCCAGACAACATCTGCAAAGATTTTGCAAATGGTATCACAGCAAACCCAACCTGCCTTATTGCGGTAGCTCCTGTCAATATCTTTCCAGTATCCAAAGAACCAGTCACCAAATCGGCAACGCCAGATGCCACATTCGATAAAAATCCGAAGAATCCACTCTTCTTCTGTTTCGGTTGTGAAGTTCCCAATGGGTCTGCTGCTCTTCTTGCGAGGATCTTGATTGCTTCGCTGAGAAGAACCACTTTCTCCATGTCAACGACAGCACCACTAACCATTGCTAAAGCTTGTGCAATTGGATTTAACGCTTTACTCATTGCCCACATGGAAAGACTACCCAAAAGAATCAATGGGAACATCAAACCAGCGGCCGCGAAAGTATTCGCTAAAATAGCAATTGACTCAGCAAAAGCAAACATGTTTTCAGGAGAAGTTTTTTGTAGTGTTTCCAAGATTGGAGCGAAGGATTGAATAGCTTTGCCCAAAATCATCATAGCAAAAGCACCCAAAGCAATTGGACCAACAAATGCTGCTTCTTTCACAGCTCTCCAAGCAAGTATTCTTATTGCTTCGTCTAGATTTGTTATTTGTGCCAAGTCTATATTAACACCGTTTAACGCCTGCATAGCATAAGCAAAAGGAAGAACAGCAAAACCCAAAGCTCCGATCGCCAAAGAACCTAATATTATAGCAGGAGAGAATGCCGCTTCTTTTACAGCTCTCCAAGCAAGTATTCTTATTGCTTCGTCAAGATTCGAGACTTGTGCTAAATCGATAGAAACTCCACTCAAGACCCCCATAGCAAAAGCAAAGGGAAGAAGACCCACTCCCAATGCCGCGATAGCGATAGATCCCAATAGTATTAGTGGTGATGCCAAACCAGCAATAATAGCAGTGCCAATCAACATTCCCGCTGCGACCACGAAAGTTCCCACTGTCGCGAGATCAATCCCAGACATGAGATTGAACGCCAACACCAAAGGCAATACACTCAATCCAACAAGAGCGAATGCAGCTGCCCCCAGCGCTATCAATGCGAACCCAGCACCCGCAAGTGCCGCAACTCCAGTAAGTGCCGCAACAGCAACAGTAAACGCTATTATTTGTCCGAAACCCACTCCGCTAATCAGACTCAATCCAAATGCTAGGGGAATAAGAGAAGCACCTAATATTGCGATTGCTAATGCCCCTTGAATCATAGAGGCAGATTGCGCCTTTACCAATCTAGCGAGGAATATCAACGCTGTAAGAGCAGCTATCCCTTTCAAAATATCTACTACACCAACTTCTGAAAATTTCGCCAATCCATACCCGAGGGTTAACATAGCAACACCGAGTAGAGCAATTGCCGCCGCCCCTTTGATTATATCATTTTTCATTTGCTCAACAATTTTAGTAATACCAACTAAAGCTAGTAGAGAAACAAAACCCTTCGCAACTCCTCCCCAACTAACTCTCGAAAAAGCTTCAAATGCTTTCGCGACTATGAATATAGAGGTCGCAAGTATTCCAATGACCAAAGCTCCTTTCAAAGCTTCAGTTGTTCCCAATCTCTTCAACGTGTCTGCTAGTCCACCCAAGAAATTCTTTGATTCCTTGGGACCACCCAATCCAGGAACTCCTCCTGCGTCAGCGCCCTTCTTGGGCATAAATTTATTGAAATACCCCTTAAGAGAATCACTCAAACCACCGAACATTTTCTTGACACCACCGAGAAGATTTCCCTTCATGGACTTGACAAAGTCAGAATTGAACACGTTTGTTATCATATCCAACGATGTTCTAAGGAAACTAAGACCAGTGACAACACCACCCCAAATGCCGGTGACAAGAGTTATCGCTTTGCCCAACACAGCGAGTCCGAATATCACGGTTCCTAATGCCAATATGAATCCCGCTAAATAATCACCACCTTTGAACAATTCCCATATGGTGTCTATGATTGCCATCAGACCCGTGAATATCAAACCGATCGCCATTTTTACAGCCGATATCAAGACTTTGACTATGAAAGCCAAAACCTTAGCTATAGTTTTTGGGCTTATAAGTCCTTTCTTGATCAAAAGTCCCAATACCAACAAAGCACCAAATACCTTTGTTATCCAACTCCTAGAAGCATCTCTAAGTCCTTCTCCAACCTTATCGAAAGATTCCTTGAGACCCTTTAGGAATTTGCCGAATACTCCCTCTTTTCTCTTTTCCTCTAGTTTTTCCCCACGTCCCTTGACTCTTTCCTTGGATTGTTCCAAATCTTTCTGAGCTTTCACCAACTCCTTCATCGCTTCTATCTGCTCAGTCTGTTCCATAGAAGACTTGGCACTCTCAAACCAAGCTCTTTGTTTATCCAGTTCTTTCTGTTTTTCGTCGAGAATCCTCATTTCCTCGGCGTTGATTCTCATTTCTTCTTTCAATTGACCCCAAGTCAGATCATCGATCTTAGCGGCTACAACTTCTCTATATTCAGCTGTATCTGCCATGACTTGAAGTGTGTCGTAAAAACTCTCCAACCCAGTGGTCATTTCTTTTATTATTGGACTGTTTTTTCCAGATTCTTTCACGAATTTGTCTAAGGAATCTCTAGTTTTAGATAGATCATTCGCAGTTCTTATGAGAGCTTCTCTCTCTTCTTTGCTACTGAATTCTCCTGAAGCCAACCTAGCAGAAAGTCCCTCTTGGATACTTTGAAGTTGACCCAATTCCATTAGCACGCGCTCATTTACACTTTTAAATAGGGTGACGTTGACCAAATTGGCATCAATTAGGTCCGTATCTGCTTCCAAGTCACTTTTTATCGATTCGGCAATCTTCTCCAAATTCTTCATCTGTTGAACAACAGGATTTACAACTTCTTCCATATTTACGGGTTCAGGAGAAGGTGACTGATCACCCATTGTCGGTAATGCCATTTTTCGGTCCTAGAAACGAGTAGGAATAGAATGAAATCCAAGGCAAATGTATTGCCTTGAACTCATTCTTTATTTATATGGATTATCTTCTTCTAGGGGGTCTAGAGGAGGTGTTTGACTTCCTCTTTTCCGCCTCTATTCTCTGTTTTTCTTCTTTTATCCATTCCCTGAGAAGAATCAAATAAACATCTCTTTCCCAAGGCATGAATTCCTCTATTTCACTTATGGAGAATTTATGGTCATGCATTAGGGTGAAATTCAACCTATAATAACTCTCCAAATCGATATAAAGGAAACTTATGAGAAAAAATCAGAGATTCCCTGAAGTTTCTTCTTCGAAACAGTTCCACAGGGACACTCGACTTCCAAGTCATATACCAACTTTGGCATATTTTCGAAGAAATTGTTGATTTTCTTCAATTGTTCCTGTGTTAACGAATCCACGAAATCTTTGATTTCTTTGTTTGTAAAGTCTTTTCTAGTATATACTTGTTTTTCGTCGTATACTGTGACGATACAATCAGAAATCATGTCGATTGCCATCAAGGGATCCGTCTCCCCCGTGGTGGAAACCATGTTCTTACCAAGGAATATGCTGAAGGGTGGATACTGAAGCTCGACTCCAACAGAATCGGTCAACATTATTTTTTGGTTTTCACCATTCTTCTCATTTTCTACCTTGACGTTTCGAAGATCAATCTTGGTCTTCACGACAGGAGATCCCTCACACTCATCACAAGTGTAATTAAACTCACTCATTTCTCCAACGGATTTCATGCGAATATTCAAAAATAGATACTCTATGTCGAACATAGGAAGTGACTCTATTTCTATTTTTTCCTTTTTCTCTTCTTGAAGGATACAAGCATTCAACGTGTTCCTAATAGCATTTGAAACCGCGTTCTTGTCTTTACTTTCATTCGCAATAAGAAGAGCCTTTTCTTCCTTGACGGTAAAAGGTCTGTATTGAATTTTTTTCCCCGATATCAACTCAAGTGTGTAGTAGGGAATCCCAATTTTCGGTAATGCCATCGTTTAATCTCCTCAATATTATAACTGATCTATAGATCCAGCTTCAGAAGTGTTAAATACATTGTGACCAAGACCTTCTGGGAAATTGATGTCGGTCACGGTTCTAAAGTATTTATACGCAATTTCAACCTCTAATTCCAGCAAATCATCTTCCTTTGAATTTGCCAGTTCACTCGACGATATTTTAGTTGGATAACACTCATAAAACTTAACGTAGTACAACGGATTGCCATTTTCATCTACAGTATTTTCATCCACAATTGTTCCAGCGAAAAATTTAGGCAAAACAAATACAGTTATAGTGTTGAATTTAGCATATTCGTCGTAATAATTCGCATTTCTACTTATTGGATTTATCGCCAAATTCATCCAATTTTCAAAAAATCTTTTTTCGTTCAAGTCGGGCGAACAATAGAACGACAACGGTAACATTTGACCGAAAGTTTGATAAGAAGCTATCTTTTGCGTCACCCCAGGCTTAACAGTGAAATCCAAGGTGGTTATTTCTCTGTCAGGTAAAAGGACTTTGTTACACATGAAGGACAACGATTTCAATCTTTCAGTAGTGAACAAGTTGTTTTGATTGGCTCCTTGATCGGAAGGAAAAAACCTACCCGTGTTTGCTCTGAATGGTGGTTTTGCGGTTCCCATGTCCACTTTAACGAAAAAATTGTGAGCTCTCGCTAAACCGTTTCTTCTAACTCGATTTAAGAACCCCTCGAATATCTCTGTCATATCGTTTTTCTTTCTTTCCTAGTTTGTTTTATTCTTTCTTCTCTCATCCTCGTAAGGACATCAGAATATATGGTATTTTCCGAAGTGGGAAATCTAGAATTTTCCATGACGGAGAATATTTTCATGTATTTCAAAGGTATTATTCCCATGTTTTTAATTCTATTTATGAAATATTTTCTATATATGACTTTGTGCTCTATGAAGGTCTTATTTTTCGACATGATAGAGTAGGTCAAAGCAATCCTATTCTCAAAAATACTTCCCCCGACATCCCCAACCAAATATCTATAAACTTTATTCATAAAGGGGACTCTTTTGTTGACAGGCAAATAGTTTATGTTTAGTCCGTGAATTATCCCCTCTTTGACTTTAAGCAACAGGATGAGGGGTTTCCTGTCGTAAGATTCAAAAATCCTATCGCCTCTTGCCAGTGGATAATAGTCAAAGTGATAAAACATCCCTTTCTTCAGGAGAGGATTTTTTTCATAACTTATTATTTCATCCTTCAATTTCCTTCTACTCGATTCCGTCATGGAATTTATCCGCGAGTAGAACCAATTGGATGAGACATCGGACAGATAACTAATGTTATTCTTGTTTGCGGATTCTATCAATTCTTCTAGGATTGACATTTGAATTTATTTTCCAAATAGGTGTTTTTCGGTGAGAATGACAAACTCCCACCCCTTTTCCTTGGAATAATTCCTCGCCGCCTTCCACTTTTCACAGTTCAAAGCATAAGTTTTTATTTGCTTGATCTTTGACGGAGTCATTTTTTTGTTTTCTTCCAGCACAGGAGGTTTGGTCTGCTTTTCGGGTTTTATTTCCACCAAGTAGGTCTTCACCAAACCATTCGTGGTTTTTACCCTCATCCAAAAATCGACAAAGTAGTAGTGAATCTTCCCGTCCAATGGAGATCTGTATGGTATTCTGACCTCTTCCGACGACCAACTGAGAACATTTTTGTTCTCGTCACAATATTTCATGAACTTTCTTTCCCAAAGGGAACGAAAAACACAGTTTTTGTAGTCTCCCCTGTATTTGGAGGGGTCTTTTACTTTATAGATTCCCTTGTAGCTCATGATATAAATATATTTATAAAGAAAAAATTGGAGATTCAATGGCAGAAATCATAGACTCACAAGAAAGAGCTTGGATAGCAAAACTAACGAACGAGGGTGGCATTGTTAGTTTGGATCAATCTTTCATTTCCACTGAATCGTGGGAGAGATATATAAAAAATAGCGGGGGTGTTCTTCAATATCCACCGAACTTGGGATATGACGCAGAACTTCAAAATTATGTCTTGTTTGATATATATGAAGTTTTAGGTCAAAATTTGTTACCAAAAATCGCACCAAATCAAAATCCCCCGAAAGAAAAAGTTAAATTGAAAGGAACTCAAAGAAAAGACATAGAAAAAACATCAGAGGAAATTTCTGGGAATATAGGAAAAGCATTTGATAGTAAAATTAATGCGGATCAATTGACAGGAGTGATTGGCGACACTTTCGCAGAAACAGTCACGGTGTTGGATCCTGAATCTGGTATGGACGAAGAACAGAGAAATGTATATAGAGAACAAGTAGAAAGATCTAGATCTTCGGGGACAGGACTGGAAAGTGCTAATAGTTTAAGTCTAGGTTTTGGTGGAAATAAAAGTAGAGTAAATCTATCTATTGCTTTACCTATGCCAGCTCAATTAAATAGTAATTACGGATTTGATTATGAAGATGTTGACTACACCGGACTCATGAATTTGATATCAGCGAAAAACGTGATCCAAAAAATGGCAGTGGATGGTCAAGAAGTCGATGCCGAAGCAAAAGAAGTTTTAAGAAAAATAGCTTCTATACCAACAGGGATCGTAGATAGTCTTTCGAATATATTTGGATCGGATAGTGTTAACGCGGTTGACGCATTAAACATGAGAAGAGCACAAGCTCCAAACAGATATAAAGAACAAACATTCAAGGGAGTGACGAGAAGATCTTTTAGTTTTGAGTGGGAACTTTCACCAAGAAGCAGAGAGGACGCACTAAGAATATATTCCATAGTATATGCGTTCAAAAAATACGCACACCCTTCTAGAACAGAAGGTGGCTTATATCTGAACTACCCAGCACAATTTAAGATAGGGTTTTACACCCGATCTGAACTGAATGATTTTCTTTTTAGAATTGCTCTCTGTGGATGTACAAAATGTGAAGTGACCTATGGTGGTGAAGATTTGAGTTTTTTCAGAGATTTTCTGGCAACCAGTGAACCATTCAGTCGTCAATCTTCGTTTGCTGGGTCTCCAGCAAACACCATAAAATTGAGTTTGGAGTTTACTGAATTGGAATTGCTGACACAAGAAAGAATACAACAAGGATACTAATAACATGTATTTTTCAAATTTTCCAGCTATAGAATATTCTTTTTATAAAATAGACCAAAAATTAGAAGACAAATTGGCTATCAATATAACAAAAAGAGTTAAAATAATCAACTATGTGAAAAGATACAAAAGTAATTTTACCGACTACACCGTTTTAGACGCAGAAAGATCGGATACTCTTGCTCATAGGTTATATGAAAGACCGGATTTACATTGGATTTTTTATCTCGCTAATGACATGATAAATCCTTACACTTCTTGGCCCATGTCGAATTTTGACCTGAACAGATATATTGACGAAAAGTATGCCGGTGCTAGCTTTTACACCCCTGATATATGGAAACCACGAAAAGACGAAGACAATTCTACCGAATTTTCAATAGCATATCTTTACAGAATACTGGATGGGTTCAACTTAGAAGACTTGACACAATCGCAGATAGAAAATGATTTTCAACCGATAGCAATAGAAAATTTATTTCTCCTCAATATAAGAGAGGGTGATCCAGTAAAGGTAATAGTTGACGGGGAGGTTTACAACACAACCATATTGGAAATAAATTCAGATTTTTATGAAGTTGTGTTGGAGAAGAAGAATTGGAACTTGAATTTTTCGGACTCAACACAAAATTATCTTGTATACGAGGTCGATAATTACGGAGAACCGAGATGTATTCGTGTTCCAGTGACAAGAATCATAAATGAAAGAAGATATTCCGCAAATCAATTCGTTTACAAAGGCGAATATAGAGATCCGAATCAAGTGTTTTCGGATGGTTCAAGTGAATACTCTTCCAATCCATACGCACACTTTGTTCACCCATTCAACTCAGAATCCATAAACACAGGAAGTTTTGGGAATTCCTTGGAAGAATCTTTCGTGGATGTGTATACCATAAAAAATACTGATGGAGAATACCTATCTGCTAGTTTTTACACAACCAATGAAGAATATGAGTTAACTTTGAACGAATCAAAAAGAAATATTTTGGTTCCTAGACCGGAAATGGTCGAGCAAGTCATGAAATCCTTCACAGAAATATTCTCAACATAAAACAGAGAGATTCATTAAATGTCTGAAATAATTAAAGACAAAGCAAAATCCGGAAACGATGCCCACATATTGAGGGTGAATCTCACCAATCATGCCGGAGTAAGATTGGACTGTAGTGATCTGTGGGTAAATATAGAGATATATGAAAGTGTATTCCAAAATGTCATCAGTGGATCAATAACAATATTCGACTCCAATAATATTATTAGAAATATGCCTCTCATAGGCAGAGAAATATTAGAGATAATTTTCAAAACTCCATCCTCGGAGGAGATATCCAAAAGATTTAAGGTATATGACATATCTGTGAAGGAAAGAATCGCACAAAAAGACCAGCAAATTATTGTCCTTCAATTCTCCTCTATTCAACACGGGTTAAGTCATTCCCAAAAAATATCAAAGAGTTTTAAGAATATGAAGTGGTCTGATATAGCGAAAAAAATATTCATGGATTATTTACTCATCCAAGGCCAAGGAACAAAATTTATAATTACCCCAGACACATTGCCAAAAACATCCGTGGTGATTCCAAATTGGTCTCCATTTCAGGCTTTAAATTGGATAGCGTCCAAGATGGAATACTATGGAAATGTAGATTATATGTTTTTTGAAGCTATGAATGGTTTTCATTTGGTCCCCCTATCTTATTTCAAAGACACCAAAAACAAGTCGGTCGTCGCTATTTACAAACAAGACCCAAAACCAATATTGGAAGAACTGGACCACGATCCAGAACTTTCGAGAAGAAAAATACTTTCTTATTTTGAGACATTGAACGGATACAATAAAAGTGAAATGGAGATAGAAGGCGTTTTTGCCTCAAGGACTTTGGTTCACGATTCAACTTTTAAAACAGTTGAACAGAAAAATTTTTATTATGACATAGATTTTAAAAATGGAGATGTTGTCAAACTTTCATCATATCCAATCGCACCGTCGATTTATACCACTTCTGTAAATCCCCAAAATCATATAGAATACAAACAAAAATCTTCTTATGCTTTCGATTCAGTGAAGCAACAATATGATCCATTTCATTCTCAAAAAAGAAGATCACAACTTTTGAGAAACAACACGAAGGTTTTAAAAATAGAAGCTATGGGTGATTCAGCGAGAAAATTAGGAGACATCATTCGAGTGGAAATACCAGCTCCTGAATTTTTACCAGGTAAAGACAAGTCGCAAATACTAGACGGCACAATTTCAGGTAAATATATAGTAACATCACTCAGTCACCACCTCACAAGAATGGACGGATATCACATGGCAATGGAATTGATGAGGGATTCATATGAAGAGCCTATTGCGGACAGGGTAACACTAAGACCATGAACGAGAACCACAATAATACTGGAATCAATACCAACTTGGTTTGGTGGCATGGTTTTGTTGAGGATGTCAACGATCCACTGAAATTGGGTAGGTGTCGTGTCAGAATATTCGGAATACACACTCACGACAAGAAAGAAATACCGACCGATTCTCTCCCTTGGGCAACTCCCATCATGCCGTCGAATAGTTCTTCCGCAAGTGGATTAGGACTTTCACCAACGGGAATCCTTCCCGGCACTTGGGTTCTCGGATTCTTTAGGGATGGAGAAAGTTGCCAACAACCAATGATATTGGGAACTTATGGTGGAATAAACAAACTTGAAGGAATAACCTCCAAGAATAAGAGTTTGGGGTTCAACGACCCATCAGGAAAACTACCCAAAAACACCTATATTGATGAACCCGATGTCAACAAATTAGCGAGAAATGAAGACATCGGAAACACCATAGTTGAGAAAAAGAGAAACGATCTTGACAGCAGAAATCCAACTGCGTTGGGTGGTAGTTGGAGTGAACCTCGCACACCATACAACGCAACATACCCAAAAAATCATGTATACGAGTCCGAGTCTGGCCATGTTTTTGAAGTAGACGACACTCCCGGCTATGAAAGATTGCACAAATACCACAAGTCAGGAACATTTGAAGAAATACATCCCGATGGAAGTAAAGTTGAAAAGATAATCGGTGACGATTTCATGATAGTTCGAAAAAACAATCATGTTTCAATCTATGGCAATTCCACCGTGAACGTGGGAAACGACATAAAAATTGCGAGTGGAAGAAACGTAGATGTTCAGATAGGTGGAAATGCCAGAGTATTGGTTTCTGGAAGTTTGACTGCGAAAGTTGGAGGAAATTCCACAATTGAAACTTCAGGCAATTTAAAAATGCAGACTGGGGGAAATTTCACTCATTTTGTTGGTGGTTCATATACCGTGGTCAGTGGGGGACTGATGACTCTGTTGGCACCAAAAGTCAGTTTGAATCCCGGAGTCGGATTCTCTCTCGGTTCTGTTGGGTTTTCACTTGGCCTAAATACTAACAAATCAGCCCCAGCACAAATCACTACAACCACACCGAAGAGAAAAGTTGTTCTAGAGTTGGACGACGGAAGAACCATAACCACCGACGAAGATAGAAAAGTGCGAACTAGCAATAGAGGATTGGTGAACGCGGTCGATTTGACGGAAAACGATGACATAGTAAGTTTAGCGTAAAATGAAGATAGTAAAGAAAACAATATTACCACCCGATGAAATCGTTTATTCGCCAATAAGCGCAGAAACGACCATTCCCTATGAAATAGTAGACACCTTCAACGATGTATTGGATATTCCCGAACCGTTTGCTGTAGACATCCCAGATAGCTTTGAATTTGAAGAGGATGATGTTGTTGACGGCGGCGGAACTCCCGCTATAACTGGACCTGATGGTGCTACCGCACAAATAGTGTTTGGCGATATCTATTGGGACACTGAAAATCCAACTACAGCGACAAATCTAGAAGGAGTTCCGAGTGGAAGTACATTTTCCATAGGAACATCTTCGATTGAAATACTGAAGTCCATTCTTTATCCCAAATTTCTCGGATTCGATTCATTTTCGATCGGGATATCTTTGGGACCATATCAAGTCGGTCAAACATCTGCTGCTGGGACTTATGAAGCAAGTTGGTCCATAAACGACATAGAACAAGCTCAACCAAACTCAATAGTGATAAGACAAGACTCAAATGTTTTAGTAAGCGACTTCCCACTGTCTTACATCGAAGGCGTATCCGAAAACAATGTCGATATAGATCATCCAGCATATTCTTTGACATTTGAAGGAAACTTAACTTTTACGATATCACTTACTGGAAACGACGAGTCCAGCGAAACAGCTACTGAATCTTTGAGGTGGAATTATCCTCTGTTCACCGGAAAATTAGCAACTAGCACACTAAGTTCTGGGGACTTATCTTCTTTAGGTAAATATATCAACTACACCAAAAGTCAAATGAAATCTGGAATAACAAGAACATATGCAGAAACAACAAACCCCGAATATTTGTATTGGGTTGCCCCAAAATCTGTAAATAGCATAGAAATTACAGATTATCCCCAGTATTCATTGAATGCTTCATTCACGGACATAACAAATCCAAATACGACTTTAACTGTGCCTGTAATAAAACAAACTTCTTCGGTTTCTAAAACTGAATATGGATTGACAGTGGAGTTTGATGTCTACAGAACAGATGTTGCTTTTAGTGCTTCTAGAAGAATAAGAGTATCTGAATAAATAATGTATTATAACGTGTAAATAGAATTGGATTTTTCATGGCATCAATCACAGGCGGCATTCCATTCATAGGTTTCATATCTCCCACGGACGAGGGAGATTTATACCCAGTTACTAATCCAAAATATGGTTTAGGTGGACTGAGAACAATTGGTTTGTCAGCAGACTTAGTCACTGTTAGTGTCCAAAGACGCGAAGAGGGAATGATTGTTTATGCCGAGGATACCAAAAAATATTATCATCTTTTTGGTGGAACTGGCGACGAACACTGGAAAGAATTAACACTCGGCAGTGGGGGTGGTGGAACAGGTGTTCAAGGATTCCAAGGAGTTCAAGGATTCCAAGGATTCCAAGGAGTTCAAGGAAACACTGGTTCAACTGGTGTTCAGGGATTCCAAGGCTTCCAAGGAAGACAAGGATTCCAAGGCTTCCAAGGAGTTCAAGGAAACACTGGTT